CCCAAATTCACACGGTCGGGAAATTCGGATAGTGGGGGGATTGGCGAAAAAAATTGTACTAGAAAGAATTACGGCGCGCTTTATATGCAATTGCAGAAGAATTTTATTTGGATTTGGGAGAATTGGGAGAATCGGCGTCGGGGAACGCTAATAACGCAGCTAATTGGTTATAGATAGGGATCAAGTCGGCATCATGTATGGTGATTGTGCGCGAGCCGGTGTGCTTCATGTTGCCCTTGCCGCTTTTGGGCCGACGAAACTCACGGAGCTGAATGATGACCTTTTTATCAGGTCGAGATATAACTCTCATATCTCAACGATTGTACCGCAATTGAAATGGAATTGCTAGGATTTAGGGCACACAATGCACTTTACCCATTCGCCGTCGATCATTACGGTTCGACCGCACTTGGGACATTGATATTTTTTAGAGGGCTGGGTGTAAATGATTTCAATATCGTTATTCATAGAGATCGCTTCTTTAAGGTCAACGGTTTTTCGACGATGGCCCAGATCAGAGCGGCGATCCAGCCCAGCACCGTCCAACCGAAAAGGATGTTGATGAAAAAAATCATTCCCTGGTGCTCGGTGCTGCGGGTGGCCGAAATGATTATCGGCAGCAAATAAAAGACTACAATCAAAAAGAAAATGATAAGAACAGTCATTTCCATAATGGGGAACCTCCTAAACTAAGTTAAATGCAATTGTAGTTCAATTGAAGTATTATATCAAGAGGGGATTTCAAATTGCGACGTGGACGACCACCGAAACCGACAAAGCTCCATATCCTGCACGGCAACCCCAGCAAGCTGCGGCTGGACAAAAAAAATGAGCCCGAGCCTGAGACCGGGGCGCCGGCTTTGCCGTCGCATTTGGCTGGCGAGGCGATTTTAGAGTGGCATCGGATTGTCAAGGAACTTTTGACGCTCGGTATTTTGACCAAGGTAGACCGCGCCGCCTTGGCGGCCTACTGCGCGGCGTGGGGGCGCTGGGTCGAGGCCGAGGACCATTTGCGCAACGAGCCGATGATCTTCAAAGCACCGTCCGGCTATCCGGTCATCTCGCCCTGGTGGTCGGTGGCGAATAAAGCGATGGAACAGATGAGAAATTTCTTGACTGAGTTCGGTTTGTCGCCAGCGAGCCGCACGCGCATCAAGGGAAGCGCAGCGCCTGCGACCGATGATAAACCACAGGGTGCGCGCAAATTCCTTGCATGACGAAGCGATGACCGACCACGAAGAGACGGCCAAGCGGCTTTTGCCGTGTTATCACCCTGACGGCTTTCCGCCGTGTGATGATGATTCGCATAACGGCGACTGTCCTGCATCGTTTCGTCCCGCCGTTGCTGCCGCGCTGGCCGAGCGTGACACATACAAGCGCATTGCCGAGCGCAATCACAAAGCGAACCTGATGCCATGTCCTAACTGCGGGCATGTTCAGGGCACGATTCACGCGGTGAATCTTGAGGCCGAGCGTGACACCGAGATCGTCCAACTCCGCGCCGAAGTGGAACGGCTAAAAACCATGAGCAAATGAGCCTTCTAAATGCAACCATTTTGGCAACGCAAAGACGGGCGCGTAAAGAATGCTTTGCAATGGCGACGGACCGGGGCGGAGTTCAATAAGGCCAAGGCCGACCGCGCCGTTGAGTTTATCGAGACGTGTTGTCGCCACGTCAAGGGCGAGCTCGCCGGGCAGTTGTTCAAGATCGAGGGCTGGCAGCGCGAGATCGTGCGCGGGGTCTTCGGCTGGATGCGTCCCAACGGCACGCGGCTTTATCGCGAGGTTTTTATCGAAGTGCCGCGCAAGAACGGCAAATCGTCGCTCGGTGCCGCCCTCGCGCTCTATCTGCTATTTGCCGACGGCGAGAGCGGCGCGGAAATATATTCGGCAGCGGCCGACACAGATCAGGCCGCTATCGTCTTCGGCGTGGCGAAGGGTATGGTCGAACAGGATCCGGACCTCGATTCGGTTTCCGATTCTTTTCGCCGCAGCATTATTTACAAGTCCAACGCCTATCACGTGCTATCCGCCGACGCCCCGACCAAACACGGCAAAAACTCCCACGGCATCTTGTTCGATGAACTGCACGCCCAGCTCAACCGCGAGCTCTACGATGTTTTGAAAACATCCACGGGCTCGCGGCGCTCGCCGCTTATGATTATGTTCACCACGGCGGGGTTTGACCGCCACTCTATTTGCTGGGAGGTGCACGAGTACGCGCAAAAGGTAATTGACGGCACCGTCAACGATCCGGCCTTCCTGCCGATTATTTTTTGCGCCGATGAGACCGACGACTGGACGAGCCCGAAGATCTGGAAGAAGGCCAATCCTAACCTCGGTGTATCGATCAAAGAAGACTATCTCGCCGCCGAGTGCGAGAAGGCCAAGGTTACGCCGGCCTATGAGAACACATTCAAACGCTTACACTTGAATATCTGGACGCAACAGGATGTCCGCTGGCTGCAGATGACCGAGTGGGACGCCTGCGCCGTGCCGCCAGTCAATTACGATCAACTCCGCGGCCGACGCTGTTTTGGCGGTCTCGATCTCGCGTCCACTACTGACATTGCCGCGCTCGCGCTTATTTTTCCGCCTTTAAAAGAAGCTGAGCCGTTCATAGTGCTGCCGTTTTTCTGGATACCCGAAGATTCTATGCACGACCGCGTACTGCGCGACCATGTGCCCTATGATGTTTGGGAGCGTGAGGGATATCTGGAAGCGACCCCCGGCAATTCGATCGATTATCGTTACATCATGCTCAGGCTTGGGCGCTGCAGGGCCGATTTCGATTTCAAGGCGTTGGCCTTTGACCGCTGGGGATCGACGCAGATCACAACGACGTTGTGCGACGAATACGGATTTACCAGCGATGAAAAAGAGGCGGCCAATTTTCACAAGCCGATGCTATGGCAATTCGGCCAGGGGTTTTCGAGCATGACCGCGCCAACAAAAGAGTTGCTGACTTATATTCTGGCGCGTAAGATCACCCACGGCGGCAATCCGGTGCTGCGCTGGATGGCGAACAATGTCGTGGTGAAAACAGACTCCGCAGGAAACCTTAAGCCCGACAAAGGTAAGTCGATCGAAAAAATCGACGGCATCGTCGCCACGATTATGGCTCTCGAGCTTGCCATCAGGCACGGAAACGATAAAGGCAGCATCTACGGCGAGCGGGAAATGAGGTTTTTATGATTCGCGTTTTCCCTCATAAAACCAAATGGACACCGACCGATGACATGGCTTTTTTTGGCGAACCGCCTTTATTCAGGCCGAAAGACAGAAAAACGCCGGTTAAAATAAGTGTGACGTTCACTTGGCATAAAAGAGAAGCCGAGCGGATCGCCGGAGCGTGGCGTTACTACTACGATGATGTGCAAATCGGCGGGCCAGCATATGATGATCCAGGCGGCGACTTTGTACCGGGACGATTCATGAAAGAGGGTTGTACGATTACAAGCCGGGGTTGTCCCAAGAAATGCGGCTGGTGCGTTGTGCCAACAAGGGAAGGTACTGTTCGTGAATTACCTATCAAACCCGGCTGGATTGTGCAGGATAACAACTTGCTCGCTTGCTCAAAGAATCATCTTCACGCCGTGTTCGATATGTTGCGCGAGCAAAACCGGCAGATATTTTTCAACGGTGGACTCGACAAGCATTTCTTAAAAGATTGGCACAGAGAGTTGTTTGATTCGATCAAAATTGGCGAGCTTTGGTTTGCTTGTGATATCGGCTCCGATATTGCCGCACTTGAGCGCGCCGCAAAAATTCTAAACGGAATCCCGTTAAGGAAACGCCGATGTTATACGATGATCGGTTATAAAGGCGAATCCATAACCGACGCCGAGCGGCGCATTGAGCAAGTCTTTGAACTCGGCTTCATGCCCTTTTGCCAACTCTATCAGCCTGATGAAACTAAAGTTTATGGCGACGACTGGCGAGCACTTCGGCGGAAGTGGTCACGGCCAGCGGCTTACATGAGTCACTAAATGCGGTGGGGGTTTTTATGAAGTTCATCGAATGGTTTAAGCGCGCATTTCGCAACCTCGGCATCAATACGCCGGGGTTTACCGAATATTTCGCATTTGGCGGCGGCATGAGCACGGCCTCGGGCGTGCGGGTCACCGAAGGCAACGCGCTGCTGATCTCCACGGTTTACCAATGCGTGCGAGTTATCGCCGAGACGGTCGCCTCCCTTCCGTGTTTTCTCTATAAGCGCACGACATCGGGCAAAGATCGAGCCGAAAATCACGCGGTCTATCGTATTTTGCACCAGGAGCCCAACCCGTACATGTCGCCGTTCGAGTTTAAGCAGACACTCCAGGGGCATCTCTGCCTCTGGGGCAATGCCTATGCGGAGATCGAGCGCAACGGCAGCGGTCAAGTCGCCAATTTATGGCCTTTGCGGCCCGATCGGATGAGATTACAGATATATGACGGCAAGATTTTTTATTATTACATCACGCCGGACGGCGGCGAGCGGCAATTGACCGATGTATTTCATTTGCGCGGATTATCCGCCGATGGCCTGATCGGCTACTCGCCGATCGCCCTCGCCCGTGAGACGTTGGGTCTTGCCAAGGCGTCGGAGGAGTACCGCGCGCGGTTTTTTTCCAACGATGCCAAGCCCGGAGGCGTTTTAATGC